GAATACCAATATTTATAAAAAGGCATTACTCGTAAGTTACCATTGTTCCTGTAGAAGTAAAACTACCGGTAGTATTAGCTGAACTATCAACTGAAAAAGGCCAGAATAAAAACCGATTAGGACCACCACTTAATGAAATCCCGTTTGTATAATTATCGGTTAACCCGTCATTATAAACAGAAGGACTAGAAGCTTTTTTATGAAGCCAGTTTTGAGCTTGAGCAGGTGTGGCTCCAGGATTGGCTTGAAGATAACAAGCAAGAACACCAGCAACTTGAGGTGCAGCCATTGAAGTACCTGTGTCATTTAATTGGCGATAGGCATTATTCTCATTGTACGGGGCCCCTGCTGATGGCACGGCGCTGGCACTCATAATACCTGTCCCTGGTGCCCATACAGAAACACCCGAACCATAAGAAGAATAATATGCTCGTTTATCTAAAGAATTTTGTAATTCTGTATCCGTGCTACCTACTTCATGGCCTCTACTATCATACGGGCTAGTAGGTCTATGATAATCTTCTTGTCTAATATTTGTAAAAGGAACAGAAGAAGAATATATGTCTATATAATTATTATAATCAGCATCACCAGGTTCAGTTTGTTTACACCCATAATTACCTGAAGCATGCACGTAGTGTACACCGGCATTAATTAAATCAGTTGCAAGAGCATCGTAACCAGCCGAACGCCCATTTGCAGCATAAACCTCTAATAACTCATTATTCCAGTTAGCACCTACATACCCTGCAAAAGCACTAGTTACATGCCCTTTAGTGCCATCAATAACAAATCCTGTTCTTACCGTAGAGCTATATGAGAATAGCGTGCCTCTATAAAAATGTTGTATTTTAGAATACCCATCATAAATCGAGCCTCTACCCCTACCTGGATTATATGTGGTGGCTAAAGAACCCGCCCCAATCCAATACGTTAATACACCCCAGCTAGCATTTACAACAGTAGGTCTTTTATATCCGGTCTTAGGGTCTATTGATTTATTTTGATGAAATTTTTTAATAAAATCAAACGATTCTTCTACAGAAAATCCTCCACTATTACCAAAACCAGACATCTTTATGGAATAGATTTTAGCTCCTTTAGCCCATCCAAACGTTTTACCAGCTACTGTTCCGGCACAATGTGTACCATGGTCATTACTATCTATGGTGTAATAATTAGCTGGCATTGAACCTGCGGTTCCAGTAAGGGCGTACCAATCAGCTTGAACAAATCTAGAATTACCGTAGCGATCCTCCCATTCTGGGTGATCGGTCAATACCCCGTTGTCCATAATAATAACGTCTACCCCGGTACCGTCTAAACCATACAAATAACTTCCAATTTTAGTAACTGCTGTGCCCCCTCCATAGTTTTCCGTTCTAGAACTACATCTTATAAAAGCGTAATTTTTAAATGCGCCAGCACTATTTCCAAACATTGGCTGTTTAGTAAAATTACCTGATTGTTGTCCAAATAAAGAAACTTCTAGATATGGATTTTTCTGGGGTGACATCTCAACCAGCTCTATACGAGAGTCATTAATTAAATTAGCAGCTTCTGTGGGAGTTAAATAAAAGTGGGTCTGGCGCTCATTAAGCGGGCGCTCATTGGCAATTTCTATAGGTCTATCAGGTATAATGTTTGAGTCAACCTGGGTATTAGCGGTGGTATCGGTGGTTAATTCTATTTGTAATTGATCAATGGTATAGTCAGGCAGAACAGAGACTACATATTCATAAACATTATTAGAATTAAGAACAGGTGTACCAGTGTTAACAACTGGTAACGCGTTAGAAGAGTCTTTCGATACTATTGATTTTAGAGTAGGTAAATCAATGTGTATAACATCTTGAAAATCATTCATTACTCACCTACGATAGGTCTACCCAAGATGTACCGTTGTATCCTTGGAATTTTACATTGGATGTATTAAAAACTATATCTCCCGTTACAGCAGCAATATTAGCAACCTGGGCCTGGGTAAAGCTTTGCACCCTAAATGGAGCATTTTGTATTACCACAGCACCACCTGCATCTACGTTTGCCCGGAGCTGTAAGGTGGTTTCTGATCTAATTGTAGGTGTACCGGTTACATTAGATGGAATAACAAAAGAATTAGCTGTTACGTTACCAAGCTGTAAGTCTGCATCTCTTAGCCTTGGATCTAAAATTACTATATTACCCACAAGTCCAGGATTGTCACCTGATTGGTAAACAATAGTATTACCCCCATCAGTATGTGGTACTTTTAAATAAAGCACCCCTCCAACCTGTCCCTGGGCAGCATTCTCGTTAGTAATCTGCCCATCTAAATAGCTTACATGAATTAAACCAAAGGAATAAGAACTTCCGTTTGCCGATCGCCTAATAAACATAGATTGTGAATTAGGTAAACTAAAAGAAATTGTTTCTCCTGCAGTACAAAAAAGGGTAGGATTATTTTCTAGATTACCATGAAGATCGGTTCTAATGTAGGTATTAGCTGAATCAATATTAAAATTATAACGTACAGCAGCTTGCTCAAAGTTAACGTTTGCGCGATTAAAAATATCTCTAAACGCCGGGGCGGTTCCGGAGATAGCTAAAGCATTACTATAATATAAATTTGCCCCGCTCTGGGCAATGTTAGCCGTTGTAAGTACTACGGTACCGGTTGCTCCGTTTATAGAAGATACCCCACCAACAGCAGAAGATGTTACTAGACCATTGGCTGCAATTGAAATACCTGAACCGCTTGTTAATGCTCCTACCGATCTTGTGTTAGTAAAATATAAATTTGCGCCCTCAGGAACATTTGTAGTAGAAGAAATGGTAGCGGTACCGGTAAGCAGGCCATTGGCGGCAACAGAAATACCCGTGCCTCCAGTAAATGCACCAATTGCTCTGGTATTGGTAAAATATAAATTTGCGCCCTCAGGTACGTTAGTTGTACTTGAGATTACAGCTGTACCTGTAAGCAAGCCATTGGCGGCAATAGAAATACCCGTACCCCCGGTGAGAGCACTTACAACCCGGGTATTAGTAAAATAAAGATTACCACTCTCAGTTACTGAGGCGGTAGTTAGAGTATTAAGTCTTTGACTTGTACCAATTGTGTCATTATTGAGGTTTGTAAGGTTGTCATCCATCTCTTGTATGGATAACAACGACCCCTTTACACTTCTTAACGTTAGATTAGCCACTTACTACCTTATTGAGGTTCTACTGCAGTTTCTATATCCCAACTGGTGGTTGATTCATTCCAGGTAATAATATTTAAATTAGGATCAACATCCATAGGTTTAGGTACAGGGGGTTCCCACGTTAATTTTTCCTCATTAAAAACCCAGGAATTAAAAGGTTTGGTAGGAATGAACGCGTCTTTTACAGCATCGTATATCATACCAATTCCTGCATATCTTTTTCTAAAATTATTATTATACGATGTCTGTTTCCAATTTGTATGACCATCTGACCACTCAATTAGAAAATTAATACCTTTTTGTTCTTGTTCAATACCATTTTCGTCCAACAATATTTCATTATTCAATACATTAACAGCAATGACCACATTATTTTCATCTAATTTTGCAAAATGTGCCATTTTCTACCTTACCATGTAATAGTACCGTTGCCGGTAAACTTATAGAGTTTATAGCCTGATGTATTATACGAAAAAGGCGACCCTGTCGTGGAGGTTGCATCAGGTGCTGTATCGGCATATCGAAAAATTACCACCCCTGAACCTCCTGAGTATCCTGATTGGTCTTGAGGAGCTGGCCAATAATTTATACCATTACCACCACCACCTCCAGTGTTAGCTGTACCAACCTGGGCCTGGGCTCCACCCCCTCCAGGGGCTCCTCCTGCCTCAGTTCCACCACCACCAGCAATAAACCGTGTACCACTATAATCTACACCGGCTGAAGCTTGTTGTAATAGGGTTGAATGTGTAGAACTTCCGGTGCCGGCACCACCCCCATAGCCTGAAATACCACCTGCACCTCCACCACCGGCTCCAAAATTACTCCAATTACCGTTGCCTCCAGGATTACCTTGAGGGGCTGTTCCGGGAGCACCTTGCCCTTCATTGTTTTTACCACCACCACCGCCCCCTGAACCATATGGTTGGCTTGTAGTTGTAGCAGGACCGCCTTCACCGCCTCCACCACCGCCCTTAAAAGCATCCGGTACCCCTGGTACAGAACTTCCTGATTGTCGTAGTGTCGTCTCGTTACCAATATTACTTGAACCTAAAGGGATCCCGGCGCCACCACTTCCAACAGTTACTGTATAGGTCTGGCCAACCGTAGTAGTAAAAGAAGATACATAAACCTGACCTCCGGCACCTCCACCACCACCTCTACCGCCTCCACCAGAGCCCCCGCCACCAATTAATAGCACCGTCATAGCTATGGGTACTGCTGGAACACCTCCTCCTGCTGCCCCGCGGCCTCGTCCAAATGTACGTACAGATAAAGCACCAAATGAAGCAATAATTGGCATAATTAATTCCTTACGATAAAAACGACTTGTATGGTGTCTGTGAAGCTAGAATTTTGTATTGTAAATTTTGTACGGCGTTGCCCGCTCTAATTAAAGTAAACGTATATACGTCGATTCCAGCTGCAGTTCCACCTGCTGTCAAAGTATTAGATTGCCAGAATAAATTACCACGAACCGTTGCATTATGTAAAACGGCCCCATCAATCATAACGTTATTTACATAATATGGCGTGGCTCCTGTAGTTACTACTAAAACAGCGGTATAGGTGTTTTGAGAAGTATTTAAAGCTGTATTTACAGTAGTGGTTGAATTGCCTCTAAAATGTACAGCAACGTTTGCAGTTGCATTAGAAGTAAAGAATTTAACTGAATCGGTTAAAATATCAAACACAACTTCAGCTGCTGGTGCCTCGGATCTAACGTTAGCTTTCTCAAACATTGTAGACATAACCCCACCGGCGATGGTAGGAAGTGTTATGGTTTGTCTAGTTAAGGCAGAAGCAATTACAGCATTAGAAATGGTAGCAGAGGTAACCCCCCCTAAGGACCCAACTTTTAAATTAGCTTCAGCGATTGCAGTATTAGCTTGATTAAAAGCGACATTGGCTTGAGCAAAAGCGACGTTAGCTTGAGCAAATGCTACGTTGGATGTTGTAGAAGAAACGTTGGCGGTTGCAAAAGCAGCATTAGCAGTATTGAATGCTGGTCCTGGAGATGAGCCTCCAACTGTCGCCTGTACAAAAGCCGTGGTAGCAATCATGGCGTTTGAAGTACCTGAAACTGCAGTTATTGACTGAGGGGTACCAGTTAAGGACGGTGAAGCTATGTTGGCTTTACCTGTTTGCAATTCTCGTATTGCAAACACAACGTTTGCTCTTTCTATGGTATTAAGATCAGAAACTGTACCTATTGAGAGGTTCAAATTGGAAAAGTTATTATCAACTTCTAAATTAGTTAGAGGTGATCCTTTTACCGAAGCTCCCGGGCTCGATACTGACCCTGTTTGTCTTAGAGTAAGGTTAGCCATTTTTATCCTTTTACTATCTATTAGATGTGAATTTACACATTATTTATATATTTATCACTGCTTGGCTAGGAGCTGACCTAGAAGCTGTTTTATTTCTGAGATGTCATTTTTTAAACCCTGAACATCTTGATTAATTTTATTAATTTCTCTAAATTTTTGTTTTTTAAGTCTATAAGATTTTAAATGACTTTCGTCCTTATTAATAATATACCCTTCTTCAGTCTTAAAAAACCCCTTTATGCTGGTTTCTTTATCCATATTTTAATTAAATTTGCAATGCAATTGCTCTTAGATCTCCAATTTTTGGTGCGATTGATTTATCTGTACCTAATAGACCAATTTTTATCTGATAATACTTAAACCCGGTAAAGGTTACACCAGATGGGCTGGTATATTGAAATTCACCATTCGGTCCAGTCATATAGCTAGTTGGAAGTTTCAGGTTAAATTCTCTAAAGTCCTTAGAATCAGCAATTGAAGAAAATATTGTATCATCAGTTTTTTCTAATTCTATGTACGATACATTACTGAATGGATTGGAATCTTCTACGTGTAAAAGTTTTGCATACACTTTAAAATCAGTTGTAGGAGGAATATAGGCTGTTAAATAAACTATTAAGTCTTCTGCATCTTGACCATCAGCAAGAGTAATAATTTTTGAAATGTACTTGTTGTATAGGCTTCCACCACCTGCGTTGGTCTCTCCAGTATCATCATTATTAATAACATTACGAACATAAACCGTATGGGTACGGCCTATATCTAGTACCGGTGACAAATAGTCAGAAGTTGATTCTAGGGTAGCTCTAGTTTGATTAGACGCCCCTCCACTTAATAGGCTTTCTTCTAACGATCTAGATAGAACAACTCTTTGCTCGGAAAATTCCGTATTATTACCTACTACTACAGGAGTAAAATCAGAATATGTATTAGAACTTTGAATTACACCTCTCATATCAAAACTAATTGAAGTTTTATTAAAATTTAAAAAGGATGGTTCAAAATTGATTAAGTAATAGGGGTATGTATGAATAGTATCTACAGAAGCAGTTATGTTAGATCTTTGACCTTTAAGAACGTCAGTGGCAAAAAATAAATTACCGGTCTCAAAAAATTGAGCAATTTCTATATTTTCTTCTTGTTGGAACTTTCTTAAGGATCCTTGAGCATTTTTAATTGTAGCAACTGTAGTGGTAACCCCTGTTGGGTGTCCAGTAGTATTAGAAACAGTTAATGCCTCTCCAACAATATACCCTCTACCATCAGTTCTATATAATGAACCACTAATATTAATTACATTGGCGGTTATTCCTGAATTGGCGCCAGTTAATTTATTAGTAACTACAATAGAACCGCCCGAAGGTGTGGTTACAGTAAGTTGATCATACCCCTTATACTGTTCACCAAAGAAATTGAGAACCCCGGATGCATTTCCCACCGTTAAAGACTCTACTGGTTTATTACCAAGAGTAGCAACCCCAGTAACTGCAGTGTTAAATTTCGCTCTATACAATTTTACTTTTAGATCAACATCTGGTAACATATCCCAATTTAAATTATTATTAGTAGTATAAAATGTTCCTGTGTAGGCCCGGGATGTAATTTGTTTATTGGTGATAATATCAGTCTGACCTATTTTTGATACCCACAAATAACTATCTGGGTTAGAAGCTTCCGTATGAATAGCCAGTGCATATTGACGGTTGTTGTATAAGAAAATTGGTGCAGGAAATGTTACTCTTTGTGCTAGAGAAGCATCAGCTGACACAGTTAAATTAGCGCTCTTAACCCATACTTCACTAAATGGAATGGCATTCCTTGTTATGCCCCCGGCATTATCTACCTCTCTTATTTCAAACCATACGCCGTACTTTGCACTTTTAGCTTGAAAATATATATCAAAACTAGTTAAAAATATACCTTCTTCTCTTGGAGGAGCTTTTACTATAAAGGAATAAGCAGAGCAGTCACTGCCTCCACCAGCACCACCACCATCACCACCACCATCACCCCCAGTAGGAGCAGGAAAATTATCCAGCACAGCTATATTTTGTTGACTTAGTGTTCCAACTTCACTAGCTTCACGTTCTTGTGTAACTGTAGACCTTGTGGTTAATATATCGTTTTGTTTTTGCTGTAAAAGACCCTGCGCAACAAAGAATGCTCTAGCAGATGAGGTAGTATCTTCTTCTGCAGTTTGACTGTCAATTAATTTTACTTCTTTAGTTCCTGTTCTAAATTGTTTTTGTGTATTAGGCAGTCTTAAAAGAGCATAAACTTCCCCATCATCATTAGAAATAACACTACTACCCTCCGCCCCTGTAGGAATAAAATCACTATCGGTTGGAGTTACATAATCTGACATATTTTCATTATCAAAAAACGTAAAGAATTTAGTACTTGCTTTTAACCCTTGACCATACATTTGAATAATTTGAGGTCTAATATAAGGTATTAAACTTACATCTATAACCTTATTACCCAATGTGTTTACATTAGTTACAGTAGTATTAAATAATTCTGTTCCGGTACGTACCCGCTGATTTAATTGCCGGACTGTAGCTGAAGTAGTTCTTCCTTGTCTTGATTGATCTGCTATGTAAGCTTGCAAGTCACTAACAGCTCGATTTCTTTCGTTATCTCCATAGGTTGCAATTACCGATCCTGTACTATCTACAAGCTCAAAACCAGTAATTTGATTTCTCCAAGCATTCCATCTTTGTCCAAAAGGTGTTGCTAAATTACTTGTTGTATTATTAACTAAAACATTATTATCTGGTGCCTGTTGAGTATCTACCCAAACATCAGTATCGGGTGTTAGCGCCAATGTACCGATAAATCTGAAAACGGCCGTCTCTACGTTTCTATTGGTAGTAACTCCAGGTTGCTCAAGAAAAAGCTCTTCTGTATATGGTAAAGTAATTAAATCACCGGTTTTTTGTACATTAGTACCAGATACGTATCTATAATTAATAGAATCCATTAAGTACAAAGGGCGAATACATTTTTCAGCTTGATCTAAACAAATAGAATAATCAGGATTAGTAATATCACTTAATGTAGAGTCTGCAAAAGAATCTACAAAAATACCATTTTTAAATCTGTCTAAACCATTTTCATCGGTAACGGATAAGTCAATAGCAGATTTTTCAAGAGCATTAAGTGCAACATAATACTCTAAATTTTCTATTCGGGTTTTAAGTACACCTATATCCCGCATTGTAAATCTTGGTTGTGCAGTATTTAAAACAGAAACTTCAAGATCTCTTCTATTTAAAATTTGAGAGTAGTAAGGCGAAATTGACGGATAAGGAGTAACAAATACCTTTCCGATAGCCATAGTATCTTCTGAATTAATAGGTGTGACAGGTATAGATTCAGGAACACCTTCTGTAACAGCAAAATTTCCATCTCTATCCACAGTTACAACATCTATACGTCCAAGATAGTAATTATAATCGTAATTAATTTCAGAAGTAGGAGCAACAATACGTACGCCCCCTGATGCTTGATTAAAAGAATTTGTAGTAGCTGGGTTAGAAGACGCCGATCCAACCGTCGTAGCATCAGCGGAGGTACTAACTTTAATAGGTCTAAAATCTAAAAAGTTTCTTAAATCTACTCTGGCACCGTTAGTTGTAGAGGTATAAACAGGTATCTCAGATGTTTGAATTGTAGAATTAGAAATAGTAGTGTCATCTATAGGATAGGAATCGACACTAAAATACCCCGACCCTTGAGAATAATCAGGATCAAAGTAATCTAATTTTACTAGTAAATAATCCCCTGACGACAGTGTTGTGGTAGGTGTAATTTTTGCATGATCATAGAGATCATCTCTTTGCCCGTTATCAAAAGTAAACTGACTAGTAACATCAGTACCTTCGTTACCGGTAGAGAAAGATCCAGAATGTTTTCTAATATTTCTAATTTGATAAACATCCGAAAAACCTAGATTAAAAGGGCCTGTAGTACCTGATGTTGCACAATCAATTTTTACAAATCGATTTGGTTTTAAGGTCTTTGCAATTTCTCTTGCGGTTGGTTTAACTAATCTATAATTTATAAAAGCTGATGTAGTTGTAGTAAATGTTTCTTTTAAATCAAAATTTAATTGGGAAGAAGATGCAATGGTAGCTGTACGTACAGTACCTGCGTCAACTCCCTTGGTGGTTAAGTCAATCGTATCTCCTGTTAGATAATACTTAAAGAACGCATTACCAGAGATATTTGCAGAAGGGGCTGGAAATACATTAGCAGACGTACCGCTATTAATTTTTTCTATTCTAAATACACCAGAAATGTTTTCAATTTGTATTTTATCACCTACATTAAAATTATTAAAAATTGAAGTATTACTGGTAATAGTGTTGGAATTAGCTGTAGCCGTAATTGTACGAGAAAGATTAACTGTTCTATTGGCTCCAATAGTTAATATAATCTGTTGCTTTTCATCAGTATTTAAAGTTCCACTAGATCCATAGGGAAATATTTCTCCACCTGAAGATGAAAGGGTAAACGTTCCACCTGCTGTAATAGTTACACTGCTAGTAGTTTGAAATTGATAGTTAGTGGCAACTGAATCCGATGAATTTCTTATTGATCTAGTATATGGATTACCAACATAATAAAGCATTGGTGCACTAATTACCTGAGAGAACGAAGCTACATTGTCAGTCAAAATAATGTCAGCAGAAACATCTGGGTCGGTAGCATTATCAGCGTATATACTTTTTACTGATGAAAATGCATTACTACCAAGCATTTGCAGATCAAATAAAAAGATATTTACATTTCCAGTAGTTGTACCTAAAACCCCAGCCTCATATTCTATACTTTTTATTTTGGCTGAACCAATAACATTACCAGTTTGTGAACCTGAAGAATAAGTACCGTTAGTTACCCGTTTATTAGCTTTATCATATAAACTAACTACAACTGGGTCGTCTAGGCCTACTGATCCTACAAATTCATTGCATGCTACAAAACGCCCAAGCCGGGCAGTTGTAATTTGTTCTGAAACTTGCCTAAAGGTAAGTGCTTTAGGAATTGTTATATAATTAGTTAAAAGATTATTTACTTTGTAGCCCTTTACATAACCTACTCCAGGATCAACACATACGGAAAGAAATTCAACATTACCACCGTTAGCTTGACTAAGAAGACCATTGTTTTCTGAATTATCTAAATTTTCTCGTATTCTTAATGTTAGGCCTTTTACAATATAGTCTCCAGATTCATCATTAGTTCGCTTAGCTAGCTCATCTCCAAGAATATTATAGTCTGGACCTTTTACCCCTTCAAAAATATTTCCATTAGTTATTTTAACTAAGTCTACATAATCAGGAGAAGGTACAAATGCACTAGATAAAGTTGATGTAAGAATAGCACGAATTCTAAATCTATCTGCACCTGTAGCAAAATAATTAGACGCCCCTAATGCAGGGTCCAATAAGGATTCATCTTCATTTGAATCTACAATATCTTCTATTAAATTAAAACCTATTCTAACATTGGCCTGTGTGCTGTATCTAGATGCTATAATAGTTTGTTTTGGGTAATATAAAAATAAATTTTTTGAAAATATAGAACCTTCTTCTACGGTAAAAAGCGTACCTCTCCCTGTAGCATTACTTGAATAAGCAACAACACTGATTCCATTAGATGTTAGTGTTTCCCCATCAGCAAAAACTTTTGTAGTTCCATTATTGCCTGAAGAAAGATATCTAACATATAATGTTTTTTTATCCGTTGCACTTTCAAGCCCGTTAGCAACTAATTCTACATAAGCTCTAACGTTAGTCGTCGCCCCAGTAATGGTTGTATTAGCTAGAGTATTAATATTAAAAGAATTTCCACCACTATTAAGATCGTTTATAGTTACATATTGAATTGTTTTATCTAGAGTATAAGTACCTCCAGTTACAATACTTCCATCTTTAAATACGTGCTGTCCAAATCGCTTTATTTGATTTTGAATAATAGTTTGAACTTGAGTAAGCTCACGGGCTTGAACGGCCACACCTGGCTTAAAAAGTATGCGCGTAAAAGCTTTACTTTCATTATAATCGTCGTAATACGGATCGATATTTAAATTAGTAGAATTTGCCATTATTACCTTTTATAACTTAAGCACTGTTCTTATGGTTACTAGCTGTTGATCACTATAGCTGACTTGTGTTCGGTTATCAATAAAAATACAATCACCGCTAAATTTATTTATTGTAGGAGAGGCATTAACAGCAATCACTTGACGATTGGCCCCTGTAACATTTGATGTAAAGATTGTATTACTTGATATAGGGTAATTGTTTAAATTTGTAATAAGTACCTGATTAGTAGCAGGTATTACCTCTACTACTTCAAACTCTCGTCTTCCACTATCATTTAAGAATAAAATATCATCTGAATTTATACCAGAAATACTTTGCAAGGTAACGAGAAAGCATGAAGAACCTAAAGCATTTGCAAACTTTCTTTCGCTACTATACTGCTCTAAATTTCTAATTATACCAAATTGTCGGTAATCATTATTAACACTAACATTTTGATTTTCTTCATTATTAATAGTAGAATATAACATTAACGTATCAGAGTATAACTCTTTTACCGCATTATATCCATGGCCTCCAGGTGGAGAAATAATAGCAGTGGCTCTAGCGTTTGCACCAGAACCTGTAATTGTTACATTAGCAAAGGTATACCCTGTTCCAGGGTTAACAACAGTTACGTTTGCAACCGTATTAGAATTAGAAATATTAACAGTTCCAATAAAGCCGACCCCATCACCTGTTATAGTTATATTAGCATTAGAATATCCATCCCCTGCATTATCAATTTTTATACAATGTATGCCCCCGTCAATGGCTGACAACTCTACTGTAGCTTGTGTAGAGTCAAGATCACCAGAAGAAATAATAGGAAAAATATTAGCTCCTGTACCTGATCCTGCAACCTCAATATCTAGATAGTTATAACCTTCTCCCCGGTTTTCTATTATTACGCTCTCAATTTCACCTGCGCTATTTACAAATGGTGTTAGGACTGCATTGGCACCATCCCCGGTAAGAATTAAGGCCGTTTGAATATTTGATGCATAACTAAATCCTGGATCATTTATAACTACCCTATCAACCTGGGTATTTAATAATACAGGAACCAGGTTAGCTGTACTTAAAACATTATAATAACCTTTCCCAGAGCCTACATTATCAATTATAGAAATATTTGCGGAGCTATAATTATTACCCCGGTCTCTAATTACTATGCTTACAAATTGACCGTTAGAATTAAAAACTGGAACTACATTTGCTATAGAATTACCGGTGCCTCCTTTAAACGTACCATTTACTCGAAGAGTTACAGAAGCATTTCCTGAGTAACCGGCCCCTCCATTATCTACTACTACCTGATCAATTTCTCCATTAGTATAAAAAGGTGCATAAACTGCTTTTTGAACCGGCATATATGTACCGGTCAAAAATTTTGTTCTTAAAGCAAGCGGAACCGTATACATAAATTTCCATGTATACCCATCTGCAAGCGAAATAGTGGTTGAATCCGTACCTGTAGGTTGGATTGTCGATGGTCTGTTGCTGTTATTATTAATACATTTATAGACGTTAAATTCAGTTGTAATTACATAAAAAAGAGCATTTTCTATCCTGGTAGCACCAGAATAGGCTATGTTGTTAGCACTATAGTCAGGATCAAATTGGTCATATATTGTACCATCAGACCAATTTCTTCTATTAATTACAAAGCTTATATCTGTAAAATTTATTTTTTTAACGCTAATTATACTGTTTCTAGTTTCATATTCGTACTGACCAGTATCTGCCGGGGTAAGTGGTAAATCAGGGTCGTCCCATTCTAAAACTCTACCAATAAAATAGTAGTAGTTCGAGCGACGGGTAAAAATATCATTATAGATAGAATCCACAAGGGTGTTGTGGATTCTTTGCTTTAGTAAAAAAGACATTTTAAGAGATTGCTACATTCCAGGTAATAGCAATAACGTCGTCAGCTGCCTTATTGATTTCATTAAATCTTGTTCTACAGAGTATGATACCAGCGTTTGCGCCAGCTGCATTAAAAATACCTGCTTCACATATCGTACCGGTACCTGACCCTGCAGGAAAAGTGGCGTTATAGGTAATAGCGTTGGCAGAAGCACTTGTGCTAGAAAGCGATACTCTCGAGGTTTCTCCTAATAACAAATTTTGACCGCTAGTAGCTGCAACGTTAGCAGAACCCACCGCCATGTGGCTCATAATAACGTTAGCGTTTGATGTAACCCGGGCAGCAATATGATTTTTCCCAATATTAACTACCAGGTTATTAACTTCTCGTTTTTCTTTAATTTTTCCGTCTGGACCAGTAACAACTATTACTAGGCTTCCGGTTGCTTTAAGTGTATCTGTAATCATCTGATTTCCTTAAATTGTAAAAATAAGTTGTACTGTGTAATCTTCGTTGAAATACGCCTGATCGGCGTAATCTACATTTGCCAGTTGGAGCTGATCTGTAGTAGAAACTATATCTGTGTCTATATTTATATTAGAGTAGGGGAAGATACGAGTAATGGTACCAACATAATTATCTACATAATTAACTATGTAATTAAGATTAATATAATCAGCGGTTATCCTATTATCATCTATCGAGACAACATCGTCAAAAGTAGAACTTATAGCCGGTATATCACTAATAACTAAGGTACCATCTGGGCTAAGTACATAATCTTGTGGGTCATCAAAATATCTATTAGGATCACTTACGTTAGCATTAGCAGTGTAATTATGAACAAATAGTCTTCCAGTTAAAATATCGTTAAAGGTAAATATTTCTTCATTATAAGTCGAATTAATTGTTAAAATTGGTGTATCAGGTACGGTAAAGGTATCTGAAACTGAGATCGTAACCGTAAACAGTTGTGAGTCATCTGCAGTAAGAATTTCAAAGGTGTTAAGGAAATAATCAAAAGCTGTAACGTCAGGTGCAACATCAGTAATAATAACTGAACTAGTTAATGCAGGTACATTTATTTGTATATTAGCTACAAACTCATTATCCTCGTTTATAGTTTCAACTGAATCCTCAACAGCACTCAATACTTTTGATTGTTCAATTTCAATCTGTTCTCCAACCCTAATAATGTCAAACAATTCTGTATTAATATTTGCTGTAGCCTGTATATTAACATTAGCATAGACATTAATGTCAGAAAAAATTAATCGATTGTTAAATAAATTTTGACCTGCAGGGTGTACAAGTTGTTTAACAGTTTCATAAAATTTTGAAATATCAATTTCAGATTCAATTAGATAAGCAAATGGCTGATATAATAATCTACTTTGAACTTTAATGTCACTGTTTGAAATTTGACCGCGATTAGAAATATAGGAGCCAGGGTATTTTGCCAGAGCACCAAGAGTAAAAGAAAGTGCACAAGAAGTTTGAATGTCTGGTGAGACAGATTCAACACTAAAATCTCCAACAAATGTACCTTCAGATTGTGAGTCTTTAAATTGAAATCCTAAATAGGCATCACTATAAAGAGAATATTCATCGTCAAAATATTTTAAAGACGAAGTTGTTGAAGCCGTTTGATTTTTTAAAAAACTTATTGTGTCAAGAGTACCACGAGTCCTTGCTTGAAAAGAATTTGCTGACTGAGCAATGTTAGAATTAGGAATAATAAAAATAGAAAAATTACTAGTGTAATTGTATCCAAATGAAATTATTTCTACTTTTCTTACACCCCCAGTAGGACTTACTTCTTTTATTTTAACTTGTGTTCCAATTCCAGAACCAATGTTAATGTTAAATATTTGCCCTACACGAAATCCGCTACCTGTAGAAGTAATAGCAACTGTGGTGGTGGTAGGAGCAATTGTACCTCTAAAATCAAATGTAGTTACACTACCTGGAGAGAAAACTTGTACTTCGTCACCTACAACAAATGGTGCAAGGGAATTTTGATCTAGAAAAAATTCATATAGAGTATCAGTTAATTTTTTAGTTTTTAAAATTGGAATGCTATAACTAACATTACTTCTACTATAACTTAAAAACCTACCGCGAAGAAGAGTGGGGTCCCCCGCAATAGTAGTTACACGTATAGAAAATTGGGTGGACCATTGCCCATTAGATGGTCTTAAGACATTTTCATATGGATATGTTATTTCAGCATTTGTGTCATATAACAGTCTAAAGAGAAGCTTGAAAGACACTTCACTTCCCTTAGATTCATATAAATCTTTTATTCTTTTTAATAAAATTGCTTTGTTAAGTGGAGAACTAACTGGAGCCAGGTATGTATAATTTTTAAGAAGATATTCTACAAAAGAGCTAGCGGTTAAATCAATATCAGCATAATCTCTTGAGTTTTGAATCAGTTCATGAGCGCTTTGATCCTGCTCAAGGAAACTATAGTACGCTTCTAAAAAATCAACGAATACAGGGAAGTCTGAGCGAACAAACTCAGGTACCTGGCTACTAACCAGAGTAGATATTCTTTCTTTAATTCTTGTTGAAGGCATTATGTGACTGCAGGTGTTGTATTAATAGTAAGCCCGGCTTCTCGTCCAGTAATAGTACTTCGTTCGCTGTCGTCTAGTAAAAGTATTTCGTTGCGCTCAACTAAAAGATTATGGCTTGTTTCTTGTATATTACATGTTATTCTAAAATCATTAATACCGGTTGGTAACGCGGTTGGAGTAAACCCGGTTATGATTATCTCCCCAGTTCCATAATTTACGGTACCTACATTATTAACAATTAGCGTATTGGTAAGTGCATTAACTATTCTAAGTACCCCGCTTCCGGCATTGTCTGGAGGGCTATCATTAGGAATATCAATAATTTTTGCAAGTATAGAAGAAATAGCAGCATTTTCAGATGCTGATACATAAAAAGTACTCGATTCTATTTCACCGGGTTTAATAGCATTTTTAAACTTTATAGTATTGCTATTGGTGTAAATGTTTGGTGTATTAAGGGTAATTGGAAATCTGCGCTGTAATTTAAGGGTAAACAGTAAGCCAACTATAGATGCATTAGCTTCTAAAATTAATTTAGTTAATTTAGCTTTATTAAAATCATTGTTAAATTTTTGTAAATCCGTACTAAAATAATCTACAATTTTAGCTCTAATTACTTCACCTATCTGATTGGCAGTAAGTGAGGTAGTATTAGTATTAAATGTAGCAGTAGCCGTCATGTTTACAAAGAAATAAACCGGATCAGTAAACTCTATAGATATAGCTGTCATTTTTTTATCATTTAAAAATGAAGCTTTTATACCATCTTTTACTTCTTGGGTTATGGTAAATCCTAAAAAAGGCTTTAAAGAAATAAAAACTTTTCCATAGATAGGGGGGTCGTTATCTTCCCCACCCCATACTGACACAGACTCTGCACCGGTATAATTAGCTTTAATTATTGCTTCATAATCTTTGGAAGTTACAGCTCTATTTCTTGCCGCGCTATATTGTGGAGCATTAAACTTAATAGAATCAATACCTTCTTTTGCAGCCCCACCTGTAGATTTAGATACAACATCAATAGTTATACTATTTGAACCACCAATAGTAGCGCCCGCGGAAAAACTTTGATCTACTGTAGAGGAAATGTTTCCATTGTCAGCGTTGGTTATTAAGTATCTTGCTTTTACAATATTACTGGCTAAAAGTTTTTGACCTATTACCCCATCTCCAAAATAAATCTGATAGCGACCTAAAGCATTTTCTTCTAAGAAAAATACTTTAGAGGTAGAATCTAAACCAACGATATCGGTAGCTAGTGTGTAGCTTGTAATGGTAAGATCGGAGGAAGAGTTTTGAACTGTTACTACCAGCGTAGAAGTGTCAATATTTTCATTAGGAATTACATATTTTTCACCCGGGCCTGGTGTTACAACAGAAAAACTATAATCTAATTGGCTTCCTTCTACAACAGTAACGTTTTCAAAAATATAATTTCCATTTACTGGGGAAATGGTTAAGTCTTGAGTATTTAAAAATGTATATGAGGTGGAACCAATTGTTGTAACAAATGGGGTGTATTTGTTTAAAGTTAAAAATTGAGGTGTACCAGGGGGGTTATTAATCGTTATGTCGATTACCGCTCTTGCACCTTTTGCTGATGTTGGTATGTAGCCTAGATGTTTTGCTATTGAAACCGCTGAAGACCTCTTTACTGCGGAATCTAAAAACATTTCATTTACTAGCATGTTAGCAAGATAGGCATTGTAATGCGTATTGTATGCTAAAACATCTAAAAGTACAGAAAGACCTGATCCTTCAAAATCGTAGTCTGAAAAGGTATTTTGATCTTTAAGATAATTTTTTAGATTTAGCTTTATTGTATCAAAGTCCAGCTCAGCTATTCTTAAGTTAGCCATTTTATCTTACTCTATCTATTACAGTTTTTAAAGTTACCGGTTGCTCGGAATCATTAATTCTAAATATAATTTCAATATCCAATGCGTTAGAATCACTGAGATCTCTTATTTTAACATCTAAAACGGTGGCTCTTGGTTCAAATTTATTAATAACGTCAAATATGGTTCTTTTCATTACTTCTACAGTAATTGGATTGAAATTTTCAAAAAGTAAACCAAATATCTGAGTTCCAATTTCTGGATGAAAAGGTCGTTCGTAATTTCTTGTTTGAATTAAATTTTTTACTGCCCCTTTGATAGCCTCTTCATCTAGCCTTTTAGCAACATCTCCGGTAATTGGATTTTTACTAAAAAGAAGATTAAGGTCGGTGAAGGACCGTGTTTTTCTTGATATTGTAGTAGCCATTGAAATATTTATACCAGTTATGGCCCGGCAAAAACATCTGGAGATCCTGCAGCCACCGAAGTACAACCTGTTATAGTATCTCCTATTCTACCTGCACCTTTACCATTTACAAAAACCGTTGTAGAACCTACAGCAATGGGAGCTGCATGAGGAGGGCAAGGAACACCAGGTAAAAGATGCACAGTGTTTAAATCTCCTTCTCTGGACCAGGCAATTCCGTTAACAAATACATTAGGAGATCCTTGTGCTCTGGTCATCCCAGAACAATGGGTAACATCTGCATCACCTATTCTTGTCGCGGCTGGCATTTCTTTCTATCTCCATTAATTTTTGCAGTTTATTATTCCACTGGTCTATTTCTTCGTGCTCGTGATCTGTATGGGGTGGCTCTGGCGCATCAGGTAAAAATTTTATTAAATGATCAAAACTACTGGGAATATCTTCAAAACGGGTAAACTTTAAAAGTTGTCCGTTTTTTCTAACAATAAATTCTGCCATTATACTAACATGCTAATATCGTTTGAGTACATTTTGTTATTCCAGAATGTCATAGCTTTTTTACCTGTCCCCTGATCTAGCGAAATATGAATCCAGGGAGCTTGACCGTAGGTGGTAAAATGTAATATAAAAGTATCGTAAATAACAATTTCAGAGAGTATCTTGGCAATTTCGAATACCTCTTCCGAAGTTGATTCTCTAAAAGTAAGATCAACAGCTTTACCATAAGGGTGCAATGAGTTGGTAGATGAATTTATAAACTGTCTGTATCCACTGGCAACTTCTAAATTAGGATATACATTGTATGCTGGTTCAAGTACATTTAAAGCAATATTTTGTAAATAATAGACTATCTCACCATAACTTTGTTTTTTACCAGCATCGGGTTTTATTTTTTCTTTGGTTACTGAACAAAGCTGGGTCAAATCTCCTAAAGTAAAGTTAGGGGTTAAGTTATAATTATCTGGGAGTTCTTTTACTTTTAAAAGATCTAAATTGGGAGAAATTTTGTTAGAAGAAGGACTTGGTGTAAACTCTTCTTGTACAATTGGTTCTAAATCAAAATCAGTTGAATTTGATAAACCTGACTTTATTATAAAGTCTCTAAATTTTAGGTAATCGTCTACAGTATCGTTGTTTTCTTCATGTCTAAAAGCATAAGTATCAGCAAAGGTAATAAAGTTAGG